ATGGTTTTCCAAGGTAAGCCTTGGGACGACCACAATCGAGAACATCTTGTTATTGAGTTGGGTGACGTTATGTGGTATGTAATGCAGGCATGCATGGCATTGAACATTACACTTGATGATGTAATCGCTGGTAATGTAGAGAAGTTGAAGAAGAGATATCCTGGCGGAGAGTTTGACGTGTACAAATCAGAAAATCGTGCAGAAGGAGACTTATGATTAATTTAAGAGAGAATATTCTAAAGAATCAAATTGCTTATTATAATGGTTTGATTGCAAAACATCAACAGAATGTTGAGATCTATTTGAATCAACCTGTAGGCATCGGTGAACATTCAGATATTATGGGAACGATAGATGGTGAGATAAATGCCATCGCACAGGCACATGAAAAGATTGAGATTATAAATCACTATTTCCTAAACAGGTGACAGATGTAAAACTGTCACTATATGGGTACACTAAATAATTCCATGTGTTAGAATAGAGGCATGGAACAAGAAGAACCAACAGTGATTGATCAAATGCTTGAGAACTATGATACAACAGTTCTTAAGGACACTGCTGGTATAAGAGAGATTAGAGTTGAGAATAATGATAGATCAAGCACAAGAGAATCCCTTGAAAACGCTTTAAACTCAGCAAAAATTTCTTTTGGATCTCTTACAAGAGATGTAGGTTCATTTGGTGGAACAGAATTTAATTTTGATAAAAAGAAAGTAAGGTTCATATACAAACCAAAAACTGGCGGTGGAGGATCTGGTGCTGGTGCAGAGGACACCACAAGAAATGAATCTGCTCAGGCACTTTACGCTGCTATTGCCTTTGGAAAAGGAAAGTCAATAACTAATAATGATGTGAAACCATCAACAGTTCAAAAGTATTCTGGATTGTTTTCAATAGATGGGAATGTTGACAATATATTAAATGATCTTCCTGATGATTGGATTAAATCATCAGTAACTGGTGCTAATAAATTGTTTAGTGCATTTGGAAGAAAAGGTAAATATACTTTTCATCGTGGAGATGCTACAGTTAATCGAATCAACTCCGCCTTTATAAGAGTTAAGGCAAATGAAGGAGTAAGAATGGATATTAATAAATGGAATCCATCGGACATTTGGTTAGTAAGAAGTGATTATGATTTTAAGTGTATTGATGATGAAAAGACTTTGTTAGGTTTAAATCAATGCATACAGGAACAACTTCAAGATGGGAGATTAATTGGCATATCTTTGAAAAAAATGCAATCAGGTGCTTCATTGTCTGCAAAAAATGTTTTTGGTGATATGAAGAATACTAAAAAATATACAGGATATGAATACAGTAATAAATCTATTGATGGATATATCTTACTGTCGGGTGGAACTAAGGTTCAATTTAGATCTTTTGGTGCTGGTCAAGGATTAACTGGTTTTCAAGGTGAGGTCAAAGGTGCGAATGCTAATCAAGGAAAGATTGGTTTAGGGCCTACGAATATGATATTGAGAACTCATGGAGTAGGAGAAATCCCAACAAATGCGGCGAGTAGAGTAAGAACAGATTCAGATGGTGTGTTTAATGAAATTGCTGTCGGATTAAAAAAATATGCTAGAATGAGTCAAAAACAAATAGATGATTTGAGATCAAATGAAAAAATTGTTACACCTAAATTTTTATATTCAAAACTACAAGTCACTCAATTACTTGACATAATACAATCAATAAGAAATAAAGATGTTAGAGATCAATTAGTTGAGGATATATATCTCTACGCTTCTAGTCAATCTAGATTTTCATCTGCCTATTACAAACTCGAATGAAAAACACTCACCTAGAACATTTAGAAGACAATATCTTGAACGGTGGATCTCAAGGTGGTAAGGAGGCAGTTGCTTTTCTTCGATCTCTTGGAGAAATGTTAGATCAAGGTATGGCAGACACTCGTGTCACAGTGAAGTGGGATGGAGCGCCTGCAATAATTTGTGGTGTCAATCCAGACAACGGAAGATTTTTTGTTGGTACAAAGTCTGTCTTTAATAAAGTAAGTCCAAAGATTGCATATTCTAAAGAAGATGTTGAGAGTATGTATCCGCCTGGCCAACTTGCAGAAAAGTTAAAAGATGCCTATCAATATCTTTCACAACTCTCGATACCAGGCGTGGTGCAGGGAGATCTTTTATTTACCGATGATAAGTATGAGGCTAATATAGGTGGCGACACTTGTATTGCATTTCAACCAAACACAATTGTATATGCAGTTCCAAAAGATAGTGATATTGGACAGAAGATAGATGAAGCAAAGTTTGGAATCGTATTTCATACATCTTATTCTGGTAGAAGTTTAGACGCTATGAGTGCCAGTTTTGGTGGTATCAATATTCAAGGAAACGCTGATGTATTTGTCACATCATCTGATTTTAAAAATGCATCAGGTGAGGCAAATATGAGTCTCGCTGAGAAAACAATCTATACAAATCTTGTGAACAAAACAGAAGGTTCTTTAAAACAGGCATCTCGTTTTCTTGACATGATGAAGGAAAACAATATGAACAAATTCACTTTGAATATCATGTTCAAGACTTTCTTCAATCGATATGTTCGTGAAGGTCGTAATCTAATTGGTGCTCGTAATACTGCAAATGACTTTGCACAATATTTTTCTAATGCGTTAGATAAAGAGATTGAAACTAAGAAGATGAAATCAACAAAAGATAAATACTTAGAGCTAAAGAATAGAGGTCTTAAATTTATCTCTGACAATCAACAGGCAATATACATGACTGTTGCATCTTACATGAATTTACAGGCTGCTAAAAATTTTATGATTCGTAAGTTACAAAAAGTGAATACCTTTGGAACTTTTTTAAGAACACCAGATGGTTATCGTGTAACGGCTCCAGAGGGATTTGTTGCAATCAGATCAGGACAGGCTCTCAAACTTGTAGATCGTTTAGAGTTCAGTCGTGCAAACTTTACAGCAGATAAGAATTGGGAAAAGGGCAATCCTATGCCCGCACCGAAAATATGAAAAGCTTTAAAAGATTCGTAACAGAAGCATTATCTTCTCAGACCGTTGCAAATCCTAATCCAAAGGATCCTAACGACGCTGATATGACGGTGGCGTTTGGTCGTTTCAACCCACCCACGACTGGACATGAGAAACTTTTGAACAAAGTAAAACAGGTTGCTGGTAAAGGTAACTATGAAATTTATCCATCAAGATCGAATGACCCTGCAAAAAACCCTTTAGATCCTGATACAAAGATAGGATATATGCAACAGATGTTTCCAACTCATGCGAAACATATTATGAACAATCCAAAGACAAGAACAATCTTTGATGCCTTGAAAGGTGCAAATGAAAGAGGTGCAAAGTCTGTCAATATCGTAGTTGGACAGGATCGTCAAAAAGAATTTGAGAACTTAGCAAACAAATATAATAATAAACTTTATAAATTTGATCGCATCAACGTTGTATCTGCTGGAGATCGTGATCCAGATGGTGATGGTGTGAGTGCTATGTCTGCATCTAAGTTAAGAAAGGCAGCTGCAGATGACGATTATGAGTCATTTAGAACTGGTGTTCCACAAAGTTTGAAGGATGATAAAGCAAGAGAATTATACTCTGCGATACAAAAAGGAATGAAATTACCAAGTAAAAAACAACAGAATGAGATGTGGAGAATTGCTCCTAAGTTTGATTGGAAGAATCTTCGTGAGAATTATATGAATGGAAATGTATTCCAAGTAGGAGATACTGTAGAGAATGATAATACTGGTTTGATTGGTAAGATTATTCGTACAGGTGCAAATCATATTATTGCAGTGACTGAAGATAACATGATGTTCAAATCATGGATCAAGGATATCACTGAAAAGTTTACAGAGGTATCTGGTGTGCCTGCAAACCAAAGGGAAGTTGGAACAGATGCATTAAGACAATATACTCAGAAACTCTCTCATAATCCTATCATACTTAATTTTATAAATAAATCTAGAAAGAAACGTGCGAAGAGTAATGCTTAGTCAAAAATTACAAAAAGACTTGATGAATGCGTATGCAGCAGTTCATGAAGAGAAGAGAGGTCACGCTGCTGGGTCTGATGATACTGAGAAACAGGCGTCTCAGTTGGCTTCTGATGTAAGATATAAAGCAAAGGGAAAGGTTCCCTCTGGTGCATCAGAAGAAGAGAAGAGAAAAATATTTTTGCAAATACTTGCATCCTCACCAGCACCAAATGTTGTCAAATCAATGGCAAAAGAAAAACTTTTAGGTGAAGAAGTGGTATCGGAAGATAAAAAGATGGGAAGACAGAGTAATGATGACTTAAAGAAAGCTCTAGACAAACTTAGTAAGATGGATCAATCATCACCAGCCAATTCTTTTATGAAGAAAAGAATAGAAAAAGAAATGAAGAAAAGAAAAACAGTGAAGGAAGGAAGTTCATACGGTATCACTAGAGGATCAGGTAAACCATCAGGGCCCATGTCTGCTTTTGGTGAGAAAGACGAAGATAAGAAAAAAGAAAAGAAAGAGAAAGCACCTCGCAAACAAAAGGGTGCAATGGCTTATGATGGCCCAAACAAAGAGAGAAGTGAAGCTGCTGATAGAGTAATTGAAAAGACAAAGAAAAAACGTAAGAAGATGAAGGAATCTAGAAATCCACTTACAGGATTACCAACAGGATTGAAAAGTGAAGAGAAAAAGAAGGATGAAAAACCAATGACCGCTAATCAAAGAAGAATGATGAAGGTTGAATCAATGGATCCTGTAGGACAGGAAGATGGTGACATCAACAATGATGGTAAGAAAGATGGTACAGATAAGTACCTTGCAAGTCGTCGTAAAGCAATCGGTAAAGCAATTGCAAAGAAACGTGGTAAGGTCAAGGAAGGTTTCTCTGCATGGAGAATCGATCTAGATTTCCAAGAACAAGTAAAAAAGTAAAAGGGGGACTTGTTTCTCCCAAGTCCCCAAACTGCATAGTGATGCCCGAGAAAGAAGGGGCTGAAGAGAAGACAACTAAGGATGTCGTCAATAAAAAACAGAAACAGTTGATGAACAAAGAAGAATTTGTTCAAGAGATGCCTGATGATGTTAAGAACATCATGATGAAGGGATTAAGAAAAGGTGCTGGTGAATTTTCAAGAGGTGGTGATCCTAAGAACATCATTAAGAAGGGAGTGAAAAACACTATAAAGAATGTTGTAAAGAGTAAATCAGTTCAAAACTTTTTGAACAATGAATATATTCCAGAAGAGGGATATGATGTTGCAAGAGATCAGGGAAAAGTAAAACCATCTAAGGATAAGAAAGATGCGACTACAATGCCTGTAAGTGATGAAGTTAAAAAGACACAGAAGAAAAACAAAGGCCCATCTGCACTTGAACGTGTGAAGGCTGATATTGAGAAGAGATATGGCAAAGGTGCGATCATGGACACCAAGAAAGAGGAACTTGATCTCACAAAGGTTGCAGAGTCTTTTGGTGGATTCATTGTTGAAAAGAAAGAACCTACTCTTGATGACTTGATGAAAAAACAAGGTGTTCCCAGAGGAGGGGTCGATCCTAATGTGCAACCATCTCTAATGGATATGGATAAAACTCCTGTAGGAACAAAGAACACACCTGTCTCTAATAAACCAAAAAGAGGCCGTAAGACAGGATCTAAAAACAAACCAAAATCCTCTTTTAAACAAGGTGAATTAAAATTTAGTTCTGGTGCAAAGGGAAATTTCCCAAGCGGTAGTCCAGAAATGGGTGGAGAAAGCAAGAAGTTTGCAAGTAGAAATAGACTAAAAGATGTTCCAGATGATCCTAGACTAAGAGATATTGAAGGTGATTCACAGACAAAAAAGATAAAAACAGACGTTGAAAAATCAACTGGACAGAAAACAAGAGAGTTTACACAAAGAGATAAAAATGTAACTAGAGGTAACGAATTAAAACAATCACCAATAAAGAAAAAAGGAACAAGAACAGTTAATCTCACTGGCACAAAACCAAAATTAACAACCACTGGTGGTAAAACTGTAGCGTTACCACCAGCAGATCCTGCGGATATGAGAAAATTAAAAACAATTAAAAGAGCCACTAGAAAAGCACAGAAAAAAATCATAAAAAAAGTTGCTACTAAAGCTGCAACTAAGGGTGTCGCTAAGGCGGGAGGTAAATTCTTGGCAAAACGAATCCCAGGCATAGGTGCTGCAATATCAGGTGCAGAAGCAGTCGGAAGAGCCGCAGCTGGTGACTATGGTGGTGCTGCACTCGCTGCTGGTGAAGGAATCGCATCATTCGTACCAGGCTTAGGAACAGCAGTTTCTACTGGTCTAGGTGCGATTGGTGCCGCAAGAGATATAAGAAGAGCAACAAAAGCAGCAAGCACTGTTAGAAAAGTTCTTAAGAGTACAAAAGGTGCAAAGGGAGCAGTTGCAGTTAAAAAGGCATTCCAGAAAACACCAAAACCACAGATAAAAGATCTTCTAAAACCAAAACTTAAGATACCCAGAGGTTCAACAAAAACTCAAACAAAAAGATTAAAACAGATTTATGGTACAAAGTTTCAAGATAGAGCATTAAGACTTGGATTAGGTGCTGGTGGATTAAGAACAGTTGGAAAGAAAGCTTTCAAAACAGTTAGAGGTGCAGTTCCTAATTTAGATCAGGGACATGTAGGACGTAGAACAGCAGGGTAGTAAGTCGCATATATAGTATTAGTGTATTTTTACAGAAAAATGTTGTCATTTTTATTACCTTTCGCATCGAAGATTGTTTCCGATGCAGTGAAAAAGATCCCAGACGATGCAGAGTTGGGAGAAAAACTTGTTGAAATTTGTATTGTAGTCTTAGAGAAGGCGGTTAAGTTAACTAAAACGACTGCTGACGATAAATTACTTGAGTCTGTCAAAGAGGCACTCATAACTAGAGATTAGTTTTTATAAATATCTCTAGAAATAGAAATTTACAGGGAAAAGAAGATGCCTTTATGGGGAGCAACTGACTCAGATGAGTCAAAACCTAAGAATCTCACAGATGCCGAAAAGAAACTAGTATTTGCAAACTCAAGTGGATGGGTTCTTGAGGCTGGTTCTGCTTTTAGTGGTAATGATAATACAAGTGCAACACCAGAAGTTCTGGTTGCAATTGGTGAATTAAACGTAGCTCTTGGTTCTGCTGATATTACAGAGATAGAATTCATAACTACCGAATTTGACAAGTCGGAAGGTGGTAATATTGATGTAAGAGTTAGATTCAACGAGGCAGTTACTGTTACAGGTACACCACAGTTCTTAGTTACTAACAATACATCATCTTCCAGAAA